TCTTTACGGATGTTAAAGGCTGCGTCAATAACAATCTGGTCACGTGATAAACGTGCGTTAGCATCTCCCAGCCAGTCCCATATGCGGGTATTAAGGTCTGAGATAATGTTTGCAGATTGTGTTGCTGGTATAAATCTAGGACCTGTGATTGATTGAGGCAGGTCTGCACGTTTAGTTGGAAGCCACTCAAGAGAGAAGTCATCTAACTTAGTAGCAAGGTTTCCTGCTTCATCTGCCTGAACGATTCTGCCCAGTAATTCATCATTGATAGAACCATCTGCTCGCCCAAACAAAGCCTTGAGGTCATCATAGATTACCCCTGCGTGTTGGTTAGATGTGTATGTCTCATCAATGTAACGATCAAAACTTTGTCTGTACTTAGGTAATACATCTGTATCAATGTGCTTAGATAGAGCCGCAACGAAACCAGCACGGTCATTACCGAATTGCTTGAGCAGTTTCATACCCTCTGAACCAATTTCATCGTTACCTTTGGCAACAATCTGGAATGCCCAAGCGAGCTTTCCTTCTTGATCTACTGGACTTAACTGTACAAATGAACCATACTGACGTGCATAGTCTTCACCATCAATTGAAAAATCTACGACTCTGCCTTGCTTACGGCTTAGTTTAGTAGAGCGTGAGAAGAAGTCGTTGCCTGCGTTAAGGTTATAGGCACCTTCACTAGCAGACCTTAATAAATTCTCAAAGTCTCCGTGCATTGCAAACTCATATGTGAATTGGTCAAAGTCCTTACCGAACTTGCCAATCTGTGCGTCATTAAACTTATCGCGTAGCAATACTTCAGCAAGTAACTGGCGCTTTGCTAGTTCTTTCTCTGCAGCATTCTTATAGACACCTACTGTTATGACTTCGTTGCCATCAACTATCTCACGCTTAACGTTGTTCTGAATATCTCTGAACTTGCCTAGGACCATTTCTTTATCCTTGGCTTTTGCGTAGCGATTGAACATACCCAGAGCTAGTTCATCCTCTGTTGTACGTATCTTTGTAGCAAGACGACGAGATCTGACTACAGATCCAGCAGATCTAATGAAGCCTTTTCCATTGGAAAGATAGAAAAGATAATCCTCTAAAGCGTTACGAACTGGAAAACGTGGACCTGCCAAAGTACCTGTAACGAATGTGCTAATAGCATCATCTGCTGCCTTTGAGTACTGAGCACCCCAGACAGAACTGATAACTCCATCACGTGCTGCAAAGCGATCTAGTTGCTGTGGAGTAATGAAGGCAGAACGGTCATTGAGTTGATAAACATAAGCTGCTGAGTCAAAGCCGTCAATCTGTGATGGGATAACTCCGTCTGGATTAGCGTCATCAAACACACGATTGGTGTAAACAGCATCACGCCCTACAGTTCCTAGTGTATCTAGGAGTCTACGACCACCTGCTGTACCACGAAGTCCACGTATTTCACCTACTGCAGACTGTAAACCTGTGAACATCTCACGACGTTGGGCTACATTGCCTGCTTGGTAAGCATCACCAAGGATACGTGCGCCGTAACGACCATAAACAAAACGTGCATAACGCTCAAAAGCGATGTGAGCCTTTGGAGATGTGTGGTTTCCAAGCTCTGCTAGATCTGGAATCAACGCAAGTTTACGAGTTACGTTATCTAAACGCTTGTTAATGCCATAGATAGAAAACTTGTCATACTTTTCTTCAGACTTATTCAAACGTGCAGCAGTACGCTTACCTGCTTCGATAGCAGTCTCTCCTGGACGACCAGCAAGTGACTCAATCGCAGCTTGTTGTGTAGTAATGCCACGGGCATCTGCTTCATCAAAGGCGATATTGCGTAAAAAGTTTGCACTATCTTCGTTAAGATTAAACTTACGATCTGCTTTTGTGTAAGAGTCAAGTATCTTGCGACGAACAGGACTCAAACGAGGCATAATCTTTACTTGGAATCCTGGTTGTCCATAGAATATCGGTTCAATACGCTCTGCATTTGATAGAAACGCTTTGGCTGTATTGCCATCAAGAATGCCACCGAAGTCTTGGTCAGCAAATTTAATAAGTTCTGAGTCAACACCGTTAGGACCAAAGGCTGGATTCAAGCGACGAAGGCGACCAAGAGATTCTCCAACTGCTAACTGATCTCCAGCGCGACGTGCGTCACGATACTCTGTCAAAGTCTTTGTATAATCGTCCCAGAAGCGAGCAACACCAGGCTTAGAAAAAGCAAAGTCTACTTTTTCTGCTGTGCCAATTGTGTTCTTCAACGCATAATTAGATGCTTGGTATGCCTTGTTGGCCTTACCAAGAAGAAGCGTTGGGTCTGCGATGATACGGAAAGCTGCATCTGTTGTACCTGAGATCCAAGTATAAAGACCGCTCTTACCTTCAAGATCTCTTGGAAGAAAAGCGTTAGCAAGTTGACGACCTGGTGAGTACTTAGCAGCATTAACCTTTGCTACTACCTCGTTCATTAGGTTATCTCCACCAGGCTGTGATGCCTTAGAGACTAACGCTTTTTGATTTGGATTCTGTGCTGTAGCAAGAATCTTAGGCAATGGAATACCAGCAGAAATCTGTTGTGCAACATATACGTAATCTTGACCGTATGTAGTCATTGCCTTTTGAATACGACCTGGGTCAAATACCATTTCGCCATTAGCACCAGACTTCTTCCAAGCATCTGCAAGGTCTATGCCTTGTGTGCCAGCGATAACACCAGTACGGTAAGTACGTGTTACTTGATCTGATGCCCAGTTAGCTGCATTAAAGATTGCTTTAACTGGTTCAACAACAGGACGTGAAATAATGTAGGCAGCTTGACCAATCCAACCACGACGTGGTGATGCGTCATCTTCGCCACCGAAGAACTCTGCCATCTTCTTTTGCTTATCAGGATCTAATTGTGAGAACTGATATGAACCCACCTGTGCAGGTAGATTGGAAAGTTGTACGTGTGTTGAGTACATATCAGATAGCGCATTGATCTGATTCTTCTGAGATGGATTAAGACCAGCCTGTTGTGCAGCTTGGTAAATGTTTCCTTTATTAAGGTTCTGACCCATTAAAGTCCTCTGGATTGTGCTTGCTCGTAGAGAGCTGCGATTTCTCCATTAGTATCGTAGGGAAGCATTGTTGCAAGAATCTGAGATAAAGATTCCTGTTGTGGCCTCATACCTAGTATCTCTGGTCCAGGACCAGGCCCTAATCTATTGCCTGTCATAATGTCTTCACCTGGACGAACTGAGTCAGCAAATAGTGGAGTTAATGGTTGTTGGTTTGCAGCAGCGGCGCGAATATCAGCAGCGGGTGCTGGAGTTGCAGAAGGCTTTGCAGTAGTTGGAGCACCTGCAATATCTTCTGCCATTGCCTTACGGTCACCGTAGTTTTGTGACGGTGGTAAATCTTCACGTACGGAGAACTTTCCTGGACCGCCAATTTGTAATGGGCTATCTACCATCGGTATCCTCCTCTATCGTTTCTAAATCGTTTGAAAATTGTTCCCATACTTTATTTACTTTAGATTGGCGATTAGCATTGTATATTGCTATCTCCATTACTTCTTCAGTAAATGTATGTACAGAACTTGCTATGTTATGTACGAAACCTGAAAGTGCTACTAAAAAATCAGCGAAGTGTACTGGACGCGGAACATCGTTGTTATTATCCACGCCCAGTACCTCCGTTAAGTAAAATTACTTTATCCCTTTTTTACCGCGTTACCGCGACGACCTGCTGGCATCATTGATGGTACTACCTTGCCTGGTCCTGCTGGCTTAGAAGTATCCTTCTTGCCTTCAGTTGGCTTTGACATTGGTGCTGCTGCACGTGATCCTCTGTTCATTTTACACCTCCCTCGTTTATGCTGCGCCGCTAATAGAAGCTAGCAGGGTTGCTATATCTGGACGTTGTTCTTGACCAGCAGCAGGGGCCGCTCCGCCTTGTTCTGGAGTTGGCTGCGAGGCACCTACGGGGGCCGCACCTGCTGCTGGAGTTCCTAATCCCCCTGGCATCATAGGCATCTCTGGGGCTACTGGTTGTTCTTTAGGTGCAAATGCTTTTTCAATAACTGTTTCTAACTGGAGACCCTTTTGACGGCCTTGGATAACTTGTGCAAGACGGGAAATAATCTCACTAGGGTCTTGGCCTTGCGCTGCAAGCGCTGGAATGGCTTGAGCATACTGAGCAACAGCCACCCGCAGAGAATCGCGCATTTCTTCGATATCAACACGTTGTTCCTCCTGCGTCACATTAAGCTCCATAGGTATCTCACGACGTACATAGTCACGAGATACGAGCTTGTCTGAACGCATTTGTAGTAGAGCGATGATTGCACGGTTTGGGTCCATACCAGACATAATGCCGTAACGGACATCTACGCCGTAGTTACCTGCAATCTGTCGTGATGGAATGTACTTCATATTGAATGGAGTACCGTCATCAACGCCCTTGATTTCCTTGGTCATATTACCAAAGATCTTCTCGTCTACTTCAAAACATAGAGATACTAAGTCCATAAATAAACGAGCAAACTGTGCTTGCGCTGCCTTGATCTGCGTATCAAAGCCAGCCTGTAATGCTTGTACGCCGCGACCTGTAACGATAGATGCGTCAATGTTTCCTGAACGAGTCTCAGGGTAGCGAGCACCTGTACGTAGTTCACGCTCTAGCACACCTGATTCTGTAAAGACACCAGCAGGTAGTTCTAACGGAACGCGACGAATACCTTGTGGGTTAGCAGAACGCATAATTGCATCAGGACCCAATGCAAGTTCTTGCACATCCTGTGGGATAGCAATAGGTGCTTGGATAGATTTTTCTGCTGCTTGAATTTGCAATACTGCAAAGCGAGCACGAGCAAGTTGTACTGATAGAACATCATCAAACTGTCCACGTGCTTCGCCATCAATAGATGAACGCATTGCTACACCTGCTAGGCACTTGCCTACTGGGTTAGGTGTATTAGATAGAACTAGGTTCTTACGCTCTGGGATAAAGATTAAGTCCTGATCTTTGTCGTGGTAGCGAATCAAAGATACATACGGTGAGCCAGGTGAATAAACATTCTTTGGCATAATCTGGTCATAGAACTCTGGGTACTGCATTGCAAGTGATTCAGCATCGGTTGCAATTATCTGCGAGATTGAGAGGGTACGACCAAATCTATCAATTTCAGGATAAGTACCAAAAGGATTAAGCAGACGTATTCTCGGATTATTGGTTTCATAGTCCATCTCAACAATTGCTGGGAGCATACCGTAGGTGTTAAACCAGTCAGCACCTGTGTACATTTGAATCTGAAGATCAGAAGATGAGACGTAGTAGTTAGCAATACGGGTGCGAGTATCTGCAGCTTTGCGAGCTGAGTCTGAAACCATATTGGTAGCTGCACAGTTAAATGATGGTAGAGGTGACATTACCTCTGCTAAGTCACGTGCTGCTACATCTACGAAGTTAGCAACTAAAGGCTTTGGGTATTCCTCTGAAAACATCGCAGGGTACACCTTGGAGATGTCACCCTGACGTACAGAAAGCACGTCACGCATTCTTTGGTCACGTGCAGCGTAGCGTGTTTGTAGACGTGCTACTTTGGCTGCAACCTCTTTAGTTGATAACAATGGGGTTCCTTACTTCTTGTATACGTCGTTGCCGTATTTCTTCTTGAGAATCTTTAGCATTGCTGCATCTTGTGGAGTCATCTTTGGTACTAACTTCTTAACATCAAAAGTCTTTGCAACTGATCCTTTTGCTACTGGCTTCTTCATTGCTCCTGGCATTTTATCTCCTTAGATGAATGTACGTTCTTGCTCTGCGAGTAGTTCGTCAATGTTGACGACCATTCGCTTGCCCTGTTCGTAACGAGACAGGAAAGGATTTTTCATATGGTGGGTAGCGTGGATACCTTGGTTGAGCATCTCACGTGCGCGGATCTCACAGAACCAAAGAGCCATTACCATATCGGTCTTACCCTTAGTTGTTGGCGACCAGGTAATTAGTTGCTCAATGAGCGCCTTAATGTTTTCAGTTTGGTCACTAGGTAAATGAATAAGGTTGTCTCTGTGGTGTTTACCATCGTGCTGCTTGGTCCCAAACAGAGTTGACA